TTAGCATGTACTTCATTCCAGCGATTAGTAGATTCGCCAAGATTTAAATTTCCATTTGATGATGGATATAACCTACTTCCAGCAACTATACCACCAGTAAAATCTCCAGCATAATTTAATGTAAGAATTGATCCAGCCTCTTTGACTAATGCTCTAGAAGTTCCAGAATTACCTCTAGATGATTGATCACCATTACCTAAAATAAAATCAAAACCACTGTTTATAAGTTGTGGAGATGTAAGAGCATTAGAAACATTAACTATAGATGCTTCTAAGTAAATATCATCGTCATTTCCCGATACGGCATCATTTCTAATGCCAATATGTAATCTTGTATCTTCTCCAGATTCTACATAATATCTAATAAATGCTTCATCACCAGCACCACCGGCAGGATTAGGTTGCCAGTAAATTCCTTTATCTGCACCAGAACCAACAGAAGGTCTAAAGAATCCATTGACTGTAGCAATACCAGTAACCAATAAGTTACCAGTTTGAAGATCTGTGGTGGTAACATTAGTTAAACCATTAAAAGTATTAGCATAAACTGTATCCCAACGATTAGAAGGACCACCAAGATTTAAAGTTCCATTAGTGGAAGGTGTGATTCCAGTACCAACTCTGGCAGTAAAACTTACTGTATCGATAAGAGCATTATCTCCTAAAGTTACATTACCATTAAATACTGCATTACTATTAAAAGTAGAAATACCAGATACAATTAATTGATCATCAATAGTTGTTGTACCACCGGCAGAATCAATTGTTAGATTACCAGTAGAAGTATCAATTTCATTATCACCAGTAATTCCTATTTGAATATTATCAATTGTTGCTCCTGCATTAGCATCTACTAGTCCATTAAAAGTAGAAATACCAGATACAATTAAGTTTATAGTTGTAGTTAATCCAGAAACACCTAAGTTTCCTGCCGTCAATAAGTCTGTAGAAGGATTATAAGAAATACCAGCATCGGTATAAAGAAACTCATTACCTCTTGTGGAATTATTAGAATCAACAAAAGTTGGATAATAAGTTATGGTTCCGGTAGTAGTTCCTGTTGATACTTGAGACGCACTATCGGCATTACCAACAAAAGCACCATTAAATTCTCTAGCATATACTTTACGCCAATAATTTGATGTACCACCTAAATCCTTACCATTAGCATCTGTACTGGATGATGAATTGGTGGATGGAAGAACATTACTAGAAATTCTAGAAGTAAATGTTACTGTATCGGTATCGAGGTCACCTAAAGTTACATTACCATTAAATGTTGATATTCCTGATACAGTTAAATTATTACCAACATTTAAATTCTTTTCAATACCAACACCACCTTCAACAATTAATGCCCCGGTGTCTTTATTTGTAGAATCTGTAGTATTTGATATTGTGGCGATTCCAGATACAATTAATTGGTCATCAATAGTTGTTGTACCACCAAAGGAGTCCAGAATTAGATTACCAGTTGAGGTATCAATTTCATTATCACCAGTAATTCCTATTTGAATATTATCAATATAAGCACCACCATTGGCATCAATATAGTCATCAAATGTACTGATTCCAATTACCTTAAGATTTCTAGTTGTTGTTAGTCCAGAAACACCTAATGTTGCTATAGTTGCAATACCAGTGACCTGAAAATCTTTGGTTTTTAGAAACTCTGTAAATTCTGCTCTTCTACCACTAATTTCATCATAAAAAATATCATCTTTTACATATAGGTCTCCACCAACATAAAAGTCACCTCCAGTTGTGGTAATTCCACCATTAGATGCTAATGTTGTGACTCCAACAACACTTAATTGCCCACCAACATTCAGATTTTTTTCAATTCCAACGCCACCTTCAGTAACAATAGAACCAGTATTCTTATCGGTAGATTCAGTCGCATCATTTACATAAATAGCATCATTGATTTGAGTTGTACCAGCACTCGAATCTAGAATAAGATTTCCAATAGTAGTTTCAATATTATTATCGTATATTTTAATGTTATCGAATGTACCGACTCCGGTAATCCTTAAGTTATTGATATTAACTTGAGAACTAAAAGTTCCCACTCCAGATACATTTAAATTTTGAGTTCCAATTCTAGTAACATCAATTTCACCACCATTTATATCAACAGTTGTGAAAGTTGATAATCCAGTAGCGTTTAATCTATTCAGAGTAGTTGATTGATAAACCTGAAGATTTTGAGTTGTGGTAATTCCAGTTATACCCAAATCACTATTGATATTAACTTTCTGTAAGAATGTTGATACTCCAGTTACATAAAGTTGAGATACATTAAGTTCACCAACAAACTTAGTTGCAGTTACGATTCCAGTAAAGAATGCACTTGTCCCCGTTACAAATCCAATTGTACTAACACCAGTTACTGTAAGATTGCGAGTTGTTGTAACACCAGTTACATTGAGATTATCAATAGTTGTTCCACCTTTAAAACTAGATATTCCTAAAACATCTAGTGAAACCTTTGGTTGAGTGCTACCAACACCGACTCTATTATTGATATCATCAAATACGAAATTAAGGGCACCATCAACTAATCCGGTAGAATTATGAAACTGAACTTGTTGATATGTTCCACCGGCACCCGCTCTAATTGTACTTTGGTTTGCCCAAGTTAATCCACCAAAAATATTTTTAATTAATACTTCTGATGTATTTCCTGGTTGATTATTAAAATCATAAATTGTTCCGGTAAGTCTCAAATCACCTTGAAGATGAAGTTCTTGTGTTGGATTTGTGGTTCCTATACCAATCAATCCAGTTGATTGTACATTAAAAAGAGTTGCTCCAGCACCAACATTTAACCCATTGCCAATGGTTAGAATCCCAACAGAACTATTAAAGACTAAACTAGGAGATGTTGCAAAATCATTTAATTCTTTAAATAATACACTCCCATTATTACCTGGTGGTGATACGGTTATTGTGGCAGCAATTGCAGGAGACCCATCAGGATTTAAATAACCAAGTACTGTAATAGCATTTCCCTTAAAATTAAGTTGACTAATACTACTAACTCCACCAGGAGGAGTTATAATTCCTTCATCATAAACACTAATTGATCCAGGAATTAATCCTCCACCAACAGGAATCCAATATCTTTCTCCCGGTCTTTCAAGAAGAGATATAACTTGATATTGAGTTCCTACAGGTATTACTTCTCCAGGTACAGCAGGATCGCCAAGATTTGGTTCTGCTTGCTGAAGATCCAAATACCTATATCTATCAGTAGATAGTGAACCCTGTGGAGTTCTTTTGACTCTATTACTAAGGTATCTTGGCATAATTATGTCGTACTATTTTCTAGAATGCTACAAATAAATTCCATATGCAGTGGTCCAACTTGTCCACCACTTACATAAGTATGAGCAATACCAACAACCACACCAGAATTAGTTACGAAAGTTTTGGATGTTCCAACAGATCCAATTATAGAATCAACAACGAAAGATTGTTGAGGTGATGGGAAGATTGATGTGGTTAGTCCAAATGACCCACTACAAGTAAATGCCAATCCACTCATCGTAACTTCATCACCAATATTGAAGTTATGAGGAGTGGCAGTTACAATTGTTGTTATACCAGTAGTATTATTGTAAAAACAAGTAGAAACTGAAACAATACCCGATTGAGTTCCTTGAATTACAATAGAATCATTAATTACGGCATTTCTTTCTAGAACTAATCTTCCATCAACGATTACTACCGCATCGTTTGGTGGTACTTCTACGTCTTTAATAACTCTAATATCTCTAGTATTTCCGGAAGTTCTTGCTGATGTACTCTTTCTTCTATGAGTAAGAGATACTGTTGGATAAGTATTGACGCCAACATTTGCAACCTGAGCATAAAGGAGAATTGCAGAAACTCCAACAGGAGTTGTATATACTATCTGTTCTCCTGGAGCAACTGGAACTGCTATAGTTAAAAATTTATTAAGTGGTGCGATTGCCATATCTTATCTCAATGCAAGTATGAGTGGTGTAACTTCTGCCTGTATTGCCTTACTAAAATCTCTTCCTCTGATAGTTGCAGATGGTTGATTAATTTGAAATCCTTCACCGATATCAAAATTACCTTTTTGGTCTGTACTTGTAAATGGAATTTGTGCTCCGTCTAAAGCAACAATTTCATTTTCTTTAATGGAAACTCCACCTTTAAACGGTGTTGATGTATTTATGTCTGTGCCAGTACCGATATATTCAAAAGAATGAGAGCTTGTAAGTATACGACTGATTCTCTTTAATGAAACTTCTTCTCCACCAAATAGTTCATATGGGATAAATTCGGTAAATGTAACTGTAGTAATTCCAGTGACAGATGCTGTCTCTGTTGCAGAATCAATTGCATAATAAATTGGTTGAGTAACAACATCTGCAGCAGCAGTTCCTCCATCAATAAAAACTTTAAGATCTTGCGTTGGTAAATAATTTCTTCCACTATTTACAATATCTATTGCCGTAATTGCACCTGATACTTCATCAATTGTTGGACTTAATTCCGCAATAATTCCTTGAGGTCCTTTTGGTTGTTGAGACTGGTCATTATCATCATAAACAAATATTGTTGGAGGTGTTGCAGGACTATATCCAGAACCACTATTTGTAACTTTAATTGATTGAATTTGAACCATTGGTTCTTGAAGTATTCCGGTTCCTTGAGCATCTGGATAATTATCTAAATTAATCTTAAAGAAAAGTGCCTGACCATCATAAGGTCTTCTTTCAAGTCCGCCACCATCTCTCATATTAGCAAAGGTGACTTTATCACTTCCGGCATCAACACCAGGTTGAGTTCTAGTTGGAGGGAAAGTACTTACAATACCAGTAAATTCAGTAGAACCTAATCCAACGGCAACTAGTCCAAAATTACCAAATGATGAGTTGGAGTTTGTTAAATCACAAGAACCACCCGTATCAGCATAAATCGCAATATCGCAGTTGATTGTGAAAATAGAAACTAACTGAGCATATCCATTATTGGTAATTGATACTCCAATTCCTGCCTCATTATATTGTGTAAATGAATCACAGACCATACACTTCAAATCTGCCCCAATTGTCGATGCAGTTGCGTGGTCTCCATTAATTTTCATACCAATACTTTTAGTCATAAAGTTGGTACAGTTTCGTATGTATGGACTTCTCCATCTTCCGCTTGGACCTTCATTTGCTGGTCCTGGGGCAATATAACCAGAAACTGCATAATTTGAAGGATTTGTAGGTGGAAATGCTACTGCACCGGCACCAGTATGAGCAATAGAAATATTAGAACCAGAAAAATTTACATTTTCTATTAGACATCCTCGTCTTACGTGAAATACATCTTTAGTTATATTATTTGGAACAATAGTAACTAATCTTAAATCTTGCCCGGAAACTGAAACATCAGTTCTCAAACCAATTGGATTATTTTCAAAGTAAACACCGGAACGAACAAAAATTGTATCTCCATCTTGAGCAATTGAGGCAGCGGCACCAATAGTTCTTTTAGAATCTCCCTCCAAATATCCAGTATTTGAGTCATTTCCATCCATCGTAACCCAAATAGCATTTTGAGTTTGAACTCCCGGTGGTCTCCAAGATACACCAGTTCCTACAGATGATAAGCGATAGTCAAATTTACCAGTAGCAGTACTATTATTTACATCTATTAAAGATGAATTAAGTTCGATTGTTCCATCAAAAACAGAAGTTCCGTCAACATCTAAGTTTGCCTGAACATTTACTAAATCAGTTGCAGAATCAAGAATTAAGTTTCCAGTTCTAGTATTAATATCTGCTGCTCCAGCAGATCCAATTGTTACCTCACTAATATAGGCATTCGTAAATGCTGTTGAATTATTACCCAAATAAGCACTTTTATCAGAATCAGGAATTATTCCGGTATTTACCTGAACTTGACCGACTAAAGTTGATGTTGAATCAACATTTAGAGTTCCGTCGACATCTAAGTCTGCCTGAACATTTACTAAATTAGTTGCGGAATCAAGATTTAAGTTTCCAGATGCAGTATCAATAGTATTATCATTAACACCATCGGCAATTCTAATCTCCCCAATATGTGCATCAGAAAATGGTAATGCGGCAGTTCCTAGATATGCACCTTCATCAGAGTCTGGTACAATACCAGTATCAACAGTTACTAGTCCTCCCAATCTTGAAGTTAAATCAACATCTAAAGTATTATTAAGAGTAGTGGCACCGTCAACATTTAGAGTTGAATCAAAATCAACCGCACCAGTAGCATGGAGAGTTCCGGTAATATCTAAAGTTGATGTTGGATTATTATTTTGAATACCAACATTTGTCATTCTATAGATATTACCACCAGCAGTAAATCCCCAAAGATCTTGGGATTGTATATCTGCTATGAATGTAGGATTACTTGGATTTGGGATGGGAATAATTGTGTCTGTTCCGGATCCAAGACTATTAAGTTGTTTGAAGTTTAATGCAGTAAAAGATTGAGCTATTCCTGTTGTTGGTATGTAAACTCCTTCATCTTGTATAAAAATACCTTCAGTAAAATTTGGTTCTAAGGATACCCAACGGATTCCATCTTCATCCATACTCAAATAGAATCCATTATCGCCAGGAGAATTTACCGAGTCGTAAATATATTCATCAATTTTAATACTACCAATAATATCTAATTTTTGTTCTGGAAAAATACTATTAATTCCCACATTACCACTTAAACCACTAGCAGATATAACTGTGCTACCAATACCTACACCAAAATATTCAGAAACATTGAGTCTTTTAGCAAATAAATCTTCATTTGTTACGACATTACCATTAAATGTGGAAATTCCCGAGAACAAAGAATTTCCTAAGACATTAAATCGCTCAGTAACTGTTAAGTCCTTTACAATTAATATATCACCAATCTCAACACTATCATTAAAAATTACTGGTCCATTAAATGTCGCACGACCATTTATTTCAATATCACCAAATATCTCTTTAGTTTTTGATTCAAATTCATAATAAAGTGTTCCATAAATGTAAACATCCTTAAAGAACTTGGCATCCTCATTGAAATATGCTTGTTGTCCGATTACATTAATATTGGACATTTTATAATCCTACAATTGAAGTTACATTGCCACCAATGCCAATATCACCACTATCAACGAATACATCAGCAATATTAAATGCTGCATCAAGAACATCAGAACCAACAAATGTTCCGGCAAAGACTTGAGCACCCCAATTAGTATTCTTTGGTACTAGATTTCCGGTTAGTGCGTCACAATCTGCCTTATTTGCTTTGAGTAGGATTCTTCCGGAACCAGAATCTAATGTAATATTTCTCCCTGCTTTAATATCTACATCTTCATCTGCGTCAATCATAATATTTTGAGCACGAATTCTTACTCTTCCATTTTTTTCTGCGGTTATACAAACATCACCATTTCTTCCACTAATAATAATATCTACACCATTTGACTCACTTTTTTGTCCGGCAATAATTTCTATTGATCGGTCATTGTATATTCTATAATTTCCACCTTCAGCCAATCCGGTAAGACAAACATCGTTATTATTAGTTACGGCATAAAGATTATAAACCTCGGTCCCATTACAACCCATTTGAGGGTTATTCATATCTATTCTGAACTTAGGTCCAAAACTTGTTAGACTTCTTCCCTGCCAGTTTTGTTTATCAAAAGGTCTTTCTGCCATTTTATGTTACACAATCTATTACTTGTTTTACTTCACCTTGGAAATCTGCTGGTGGTATATCTAGTATGGGTCTTAATATTGCACCAGAACCAGTATCAGATTTAATAGTAATTATTGGAAGATCGTTCACAATAACTATAGTATTTATTGGTTGTATCTTAGTAATAGAACCCTCAAATATTTCAATAGAGTATTCATTACCAAATTGATCTGTTGCCGTGTCTCCACCATCTCCCCCGATATAATTTTGACCCGGATTTTGAATAATAATTTTATTCACACTATAATTTCTGGCAATTAATGATTGTGTTTGATTTTCTGTTGAATTATTAATTACAGTATCTGCAGTTGTAGATGTGGAATTATCATATAAATCTCCTGTTGGATAATTTTCACCTTCAGATACAATATAAATTGAATCAACCTCTCCGGCATCATTAATAGTTGCTCTGGCAACCGCACCATATCCCTGATTACAATTATCTCTAATCTCCACGAATGGTGGGAATCTATATCCAGAACCTCCATCCGTTACTTTTGTACCAATAATACTTCCGGTTGAACCAGAAATTGCCCCAATTAATGGTATTGCAGTTGCTCCTGTTCCACCACCACCAAAAATAGTCACAACAGGAGCACTACAAAATAGTGGTGGTCCGGTATAACAACCACCATTTTGATTTGGAATATTGTTTATTGCACTAAATGCACCCGCAATTCCTGAGACTCCACTCAATACATCACTGCCAGTTGCTATTGCATTAGTAGTATTTGCATTTTCAAGAATTTCATCAAAACTAGGTGCGGGTGCATTTGCCGGTCCACAACCAATTATCCATTCATCAACAATCCCATTAGATTTTCCTTTACTCTGGTTACAATCAAATAATCCAACAAGACCTTTGATTGAATCTATACTATTACGCAAAAATCTATCAACACTAAATGATGGAACAAATTCTAAAATTGGCTGAATTCCTGCAAGTGAGTCACTTAATCCGCTTGATATTTTATTAATAATATCATTAACAAGTACTCCAGTAAATTGATTTGCGGCACAAGAAACAAAATTTTGAACATTATCAACTACAGAATTAAGTATTTCTCCTATGAGACTGCCAAGACCACTTACGATTGCACCGGCAACACAGGAGATTTCCTGTTCTACTGCTTTAATTGGATTAACCATCGCAGTTTGTGCGGCAACACCATCAAGATGAGCAGCAGCAGGACTTCCAGTTGCTGCTAAAGTTATACTATAAACTGAGTTATAAAGTAATTGAAGACCACTGTTTAATATTGGTATCATACCTTTATATAAACCATTAACCATATTACCAACAAGACCATTTGTAATTGCCTGTATCTTATCGGTTACACGAGTAATTTCATTTGCAATATTTGTAAAGATTGCTGGTGCCTTAACTTTATTCAGTAAATTACCAACCTCAGTAGATATTTTACCAATAATAGTATTGTTTACTGTGTTTCCAAGTTGAATTTTGTCACCAATTGCACTAAAAGAGGAAATCTCATCATCTGCAATTGCTTCTGCTTGTTGCGGAGAAACACTTCTTGTAGACTTTTGTGATTTTGCATTTTGTTCAAGTGATTGATCAGGTTTTAAAGTTCCATTTGGTTTTGTAATCTTACTAGTATATCCGGTGAAAGGTTGAAAAGGTCCGGCATAATCTGCAGAAGGAACCTGAGAAGTCCTACCAAAACATCCCATAATAACTGGAATCTGAGCATTATCACCATCTAAAAAGAATCCAAATACAGTATCACCAGGAGATACTTTTATAGTAGTTGCATTATTTCCTGCTCCAGTACCTGAAGTTGTTGGTAATAAGCACTGAGCCCAGGGTAAATCTTCATTAGGAAGTTCTACCGTATTATAAGGATGATATCCCATAATACGAACCTTAAATCTATTTCCCCACCCTGCTCCATTAATTTGACCACCGTGAGCAGATTCTGGTGGAATTTGACCTACCCACCAACGAAATCCATCTCTTCCTAAAAAATTACTTTTGAGTAAAGATTCTTCCATTTATGATTGTCCAGTATTCGTTCCGTAACTTCCAAATGTATCCCTAATCAATGTCATTGAAGTATATGAACCTTCAGTATCAAAATGGTGACACAATTCCTTTATCATATATAGACCACTTTGCTCATCATCATAAGTTTCTCCATCTTCTCTAGAAATCTTAGGAAACTTACAAGTTATAATATCACCAGCTCTTAAATTAGTATTTGAAGGTACGGTCATACTCAAAGTCTGAGTAAAGAGTATGTTGTATCTCATAATTGCCTGAGATTGATACTTAAACGGGTCTGAGTTTTCTTCTCTAGAAACATCTGGTTCCATAGTACCAATATCTAAAACCTGTGTCAAAATCCTTGAAGGAGAATCTCCAAGACTTACATTAGAACTACTTGAAATCTTTGGTAGTTGGAGCTCCTGCCCTAAATTATTCACACCGCTTACATAATTACCTAATCTAAATGTTCCTTGCTCTGGTGGTGTAAATTCAAATGTTAATGGATTGTAAAACATTCTATAACTAGAATAGGTTCCTAGTCTAAGTTTTTCAATTAGATTTTGATTTCTGTTTGTGGTATACTGTAAAATAGTAAAGTCATTATTTCTTTCATATCCTGTCTGGTTTACGTCAGTGTAGACATACTCTGCTTTTGATGTCTGCGAAATTAATTTATCAATTGACCTAAAATTAAATCCATCCTGCGTTTGAAAAAATACATATCCTGCTGTTGCATCTTTCTTTGAAATATCAGGAACTCCCTTGGATGCCAACCATACTAATACTGTAAATGGTTTTCTAAGATTACCAATAAATCCATACTTATTTTGTGTCTTATCAATTTTATCAATCTTGTCCGTCTTTAGATATTCTTTAATGATACTTTCGGCAGAATCACTGATTGATTGACTAGTTGGGAATTTTTTAGGAACTCTTGTGGTTTCATTTGTAATTGCTTCTCTTGAAACTAGATTAAGTTCAAAGAATTCTCGTTGTGATTCTGAAATAACATTTGTAATACTAGAAACATAAAGATAGTCTTTCTCGTCGGTTGCAAAATCTAGTCCGGGATTTGTGGCAGAATTACCGGCAATTTTCAAAGAAACTCTCTCACCACCTCTTAAAGGAAGACCATTATAAATTGACTGAAATGTTCCTGTTGCATTTCCTTCATTATCCTGTGCCTGAATAGAATCACCGGTATTTCCCACCTGAATCTTTACGGTGATTGTGGGTGAAAAAATATCTTCATAGTAATCAATAGAAACTGTACCAGTTCTAATATCAACGGTTCTCTTCTGGTCGTTGGATTCTAGTATAAGTTCTTCGTATATTGACTTTTTAATTGACATTATGTGTATGCTAAGTCTAGTAGAAGTTTCTTTGTGATGAAACTATTTAACGGATTAATTACAATAGGAATCATCATCGCCCCTCCACCACCAACAGAGACTTGTGGTTGTGGTGCAGGAGGTTCTTCTTCTATGATAACAACACTAGGTCCTGCTGGTCGTTGTGCTAATTGCTGAGATGCTTGTCGTCTCTGTTGAGTTCCTGGTGATGTTATTTGTGCTGGTGTTGGTCTGGGTGTAGCAACTTGTGCTGGTGCAGGACTAAATGATCCTTGATTTGGAGAGTTTGTAAGCAAAAGAACTGAAACATACGCAGAAGGATCTCCAGATCCTCCATAATCTGAGCGACCTTTTATAGTATCATATTCAAAGTGTATGTGTGGTCCTGTTGCTCTTCCAGATTGACCAACTCTGGCAAATGATGTTCCTGCTTTAATTCTACCAGATTTGATTAAAACAGCACTTAAATGCGACATTCTCAATTGAACTTTGAGTTGAGGAACCCAAACATCTATTAGTAATCCATATCTACCATAGGTTCCAGTAGCAACCACCTCACAATCATATCGTAATGCAATATATGTTCCCAAAGGAGCCGCAATATCCAATCCTTTATGTGTTCCACCTCTAGAACCATAAAGGTCCGTAATTACTATGTTATTAACACCTCTTCCAATAGTTGGCATATCATTTACCTTAAATCTTTTTCCAGGTTGTATTGGTGCTGGAGTAGATGATGCCGCTGTTGTTTGTGCTGATGACGTTTGTGCTGGTTTTGGTGTTGATTGTTGCTGCGGTGTTCCTAATGATTTTTGATATACTGCCTGAATAGACTTTAATCCTTTAGTTGGTTGATCTAATCCAATAGTTTTTCCTGGAAATGAAGCCCATTGTCTTCCTAATAAAGCGGAAACTTTAGGACTCATACCTTCTTTAGATAACAATTCCTGAGTTACGCCATATTCTCTAGCTAACTCTATAGCGGCTTTATCCTGATTTTCTGGACTAAAATCCTTCAACCCAAGTCTTTTAGCAAGAGAATCCCAAGTTGTGGATAAAAATTGATATCTTCCTGCAGCATCAGAAGCATATCCATTACTACGTTGAATTTTTCTGGGATGATCTTTATATCCGCTAAATTGTTTCCCAGTAAACATAGTATTATAACCATTATTTGGATAATTTTGCGTTCCTTCAGCAAAAGCAATAGAGTCCAACATAGACTTCTGCTCTTTTGTTCCACTTCTAGAAGAACTAGAACCAGAAGGTTGCTCTTGCATACTCTCATTTTCATATTGAGTTCCAAAAGGAGCAGCATCTTCTCCACTTACAACTCCTTCTCCAAGAGATGTTGTGAGTAACTTAAATCCTTCATCAAACTGACTTTGCATATCATCAAAAGTACCGCCCAAATCTTTTAAGGCACTTTCAACTCTTCCCTTACTATCGGTAAAATCAAAGGTTAGAATATTTTTACCAACGGCACCAAGGAGATTTCCGAATCCTCTAAACAATTTTATGGTATTATCAAAAAATCCAGTTACAATAGTATAAAGTCTTTGTATTCTGGCAATTAATTCTTGTGCCATCGTGATAATTGATGGCAAATTAGTAAGCAACCAACCAACTAATAGTGTTCCCAAGAAGTCCATAATTCTTCCCAGAAATCCTTTGGCACTTGAGGCAATTACCTTTGCCTGCCTCTTAACAGCACCACCAATACTTGATGCCTCTAAAAGGTCTTCTTTATTTTTTCTTCTTTCTTCTTCTTTTCTTCTTTGAGAAAGTATGTAATTCCTCGCAATTGATTCTCTTTTTACTTTTGTTTTTTTCAGCACAACCTCATTCAGGTTTTCACTATTCTTTCTCAGTCCAGAGAATGAATCTTTTATGGACTTAATTCCAGAACGAATATTAAGTAAACTTTTGGATGGTTTTACTGCTACTGCCATCTTATGTCACCACATTATAATTTACTTGTGAGTAGAGCACATAGAAATTATCTGGATTTGATGCTGATATTGATGGAACTTGATTTACGGGTCCGCCAGTAGGAGCGGCACCCGACCTTTGTTGTGCAGAAGACCCAACTCTTCTGTAAATTACATTTGGTGCGGGAGCGGGTGCTGGACCAACATTAACTTGAGTAGAAATCCTCTCAGTCTGTGCTGGTAGTGGTTTTATATTTACCTGAGTTGATTGAGATGAAACCTGTCTATTATCCTCTGGTGTTATATTAACTTCTCCATATTGTGGTGCCTGAGTGAAATCAATTGAATTTGCCTGTGCCTTTAGATCACTCATTTGCTGCTCAAATGGTTTATCGTTAATAGCAGTAGTTGGTTCAGATTTTGCAGATGATGGTATTACTGGGCTTTGTGGTTTTACTGCAGTAGTTGTTGTCTTTGTTGGTGCTGGAGAAGTTGCTGATGGTGTTTGTGGTTTATTATCAGTTCCGCCTGCTATTCTTGTTCCCTCAAGAGCCAATCTTCCAAGAGTTCCTGCCCAACCAAAAGGTCCAGGAAGCATTCCAATAGTATTTAAAGCACCTCCAAGAGGGTCTCCTCTAGAAAAATCATATAAAGCAGCACCTCCGGAAATAATTGCTCCTAATCCAGGAACAAATCTTCCTGCTGTTTTCGCAGTTGCCTTAGCGGCATCATCTGCAACAGCGGCACCAGCCCGAGCAGCTGGAGCAGCGGCACGAGCAGCATCATCAACAGAACCGGCAGCAGGAGTTGCAGGTGTTGGTGCTTTTGTTCCTTTTCCTGTTATTACTGCTGCTCCAGCCTTTGCTGTTGAAACTATTGCACTTCCAGCACTCTTCAAAAGAGCTCCAAGTGCTCCAAAAAATCTACCAATTGTATTCTTAAGCAACCATCCCCCAATTTTAAGAGATAGTCTTGTAATGGTTCCGGCAATGGCAAAAAATCCACCATTTAATAGGAATAACGTTGCGGCACCAATTCCCAGAGCCTTTAGAACATTATCTCTAATTTCTATTAATTTTTTGCCATTATCCTCAGATAATGCTCTAAGAGTTTCAATTCCTTGATTGGTCAACCATCCGAGCAATAATGTTCCAAAGAACTGTGATAATCTACTTAGAATAGATTGTGTTTTTTGTGCAATTGCCTGAACCGGAGCAATTAATGCATTTTGTATTGCTTTTTCTAAAAGACTTTCTCTACCTGCTCTTAATCCTAATTCTGTTGCTCTTCTTTGCTCTTCGTTTTCTTGCTTTATACGATTCTGTTCTAGAACACTATCGGCATTGATTGCCTTTGCAACGTTATTTAAAGAAGAATTAAACCCAGTAACTTCACCCCTTAAACTTCCTACTAGTTCTTGAACTCCATTTACGGTTTGGGTCTGAATGAAGATTACTTTATTTAAATTAGCAACCTCAGAACTTAAGGTATTAACCTGCTGTTGTACGGAAGTTATTGATGATGATTGAGACTTTACAATTGCCAGAGTCTCTGGATCTGATTTTTTACTAATTGGAACAAGTGCTCCACCTCCACCAAAAATATTTGATGAAACTTTACTTCTTTTGAACAGTGCCTTTCTTTTTTCCGCAGACAAATAGGACCCTGATATAGGATCTACCCCACTTTGAGCTATTTGTGCTAAATCAGCCATTTGCTTGATTCTTTAGGTTTTCTTCTTCAATATAATTTTGTAGGAGAGTTATGTATATTTCCCTTTCCCAAGGAATCATATCTTCTAGTTCAGTCAAAGAGTATTTATGATGCTGCATCAGAGCAAAGTTTGTCTTATAGTATGACGCAAGATCAGTATGCGCCATACCTACACGAAAAAAGCTGAAAGACCCTCCAATACAACTTCACTTTCCACGCCAGTCTTTGGATTTTTAACTTTAATAGTATGAGAAAGTTTAGGCATAGTCTCAAAGAACTTTTCAACTTCTTTGAATTGCTTGGAACTTAACTGCTCTACGAATTCTAGCAGTTCTTTTTTAGTAGAATCACTTGCTGTCCAAGATTCTTCTTCCGAATAAATTTGATCAATACAGGATATAATTAAATCAAAAGTATCATCAACACTTACACCATCACCAGAATCAAAATTATTCTTAATGAATTCTGTCATAGATGGATATCTCATTCTCAAAGTCAGAGTATCATCTAACTTAATATCACGAGAATGTTTTGGATCAACCTCAACAGTAATTTCATCTAGATTAATACTCATCGGAACCTGAGTTGTTTCATCATCAGGACAAGTGATTAAAACATCAACAGTTTCTCCAACTGACTTACCTCTGATATTGAGAAACAAATACTCAATATCAAATGTGGATAAGTCTTCTACTTTAACACCTTTGCTTAAAATGCAATTTGAAATAACATTCTTAACTGCATTTGCAATTTGCTTAGAATCTTCACTTTCCAAGGCAATAATCAGAATTTTTTCTTCTTTAACCAGAAATGGTCTATATCTAATTTTCTTTTTTAATGATGGAATTTCCAACTCATAAATTGGAGTTGCAATCTTTGGTAAAGGCATAATATCCTATAAAGTTCAGTTAAAATTATTTAGACGACTTAGGCAACCCCAACTGGTCTTGGGTCATCTAGTCTGCCAGTACCAAGATTGAGATTTCTATTAATCAACTCATCTCTTCCTGTTGCAAGTCTATTTTGTCTATTTACTTGATTTATAGTGCTGTTGACAACAGTATTAGAAACTTTATTATTGTCATCATTTCGGTTAAAATCCAAACTTAGTGTTCTGCCACAAACATATCTTTCATAATTAAATGTGGCACTCATTTTCAATATATCAGAACCATTATACTGAACTGGTACTGAATTTAAAGAAAGTGGAAATAGTCCGAAAAAATTATACTCAATTTCTACATTATAATCTCTATCAAACTTAATAATTTTAGTCATATCACTCTTATAATCTCTTGGATATCTCATTCTAAAGTAATATCCGTCTCTTGATGGATTTTCATTAGAACCACTAGCAATAAACTCCATCCAGTGCTCTATAAATTTTAAAGTGGTATAATTACTATCAACATAAAACTCTAGACCAATTTCTGTAAAGATTCTACGATGAGCAACTCTTTCGTTTACTCCCGTATAGTTATTGGTAATATCTGCGGTTGCTAGTGTGGTTCCTGGTAGTGATGCCGAAAAACAAAGTAGTCCGGCATCATTAGCAATAAATAATGGGTTAACACCTCTTATTGCAAGATGTGATAAAAGCGGACCGGGCAAACCACCAAATATGACCTGAAAGTGAGAACTCTGAGCCAGATTCGTAAATAGTGGTTTAAAGTCGGATATTCTGCGGATACTAGGCACTCTAAATACCTTTTATGAGTCTTATTAGTATAAGTATTTAGATGTCTTATAAGGGAAATTAATTACTATAAATATAAGGGAGACCTAACATAAAGATAATGTTTGTATATCAAATAGTCAATAAAATTAATAATAAAAAATATATTGGAATAACATCTAGATCATTAGAAAAAAGATTTAAAGAACATAAGAAGCATTTAAATTGTGGAATAGCGGCAGCAATTATAAAATATGGGGAGGATAATTTTTATATTGAAAAATTAGAAGAGTGTAGTAATTGGGAAGATTTATTGGAAAAAGAAAAATTATGGATTAATAAAATTAGTCCTGAATATAACAAAACATTAGGTGGGGAAGGACTATTTGGATTTAATCACTCAGAGGAAACTAAAAGCAAAATAAGTTTAAAAAATAAAGGAAAACCTGCTTCCGATCCTAAAGGTGATAAATTAAAAGAATATCGAGAATTATATGGAAATTTTTGGACTGGAAAAAACCATACAGAAGAATATAAAAAATTAAAGTCTATAGATAGATTAAATTATTATCAAACTGAAAAAGGAAAACAACAAAAGGAGCAAATATCCAAAACACTAAAAGAAAAAAATATAAAACCACCTGAATGGGCTTTGGGCAAAAACAAAAATACCAGGTGGTGGAACAATGGAACAACAAATAAAAGATCTACTGAAAGTCCAGGAGATGATTATGAATTAGGCAGAATTAAGGGTCGGTGGAAGTGGTCTAAATGAAAAATTTTTTACAAGGAAAATATAAACCGAAATTTCCAGAAAAGTATAAAGGAAATCCTTGTGAAATATATTATAGATCTAGTTGGGAATTGAAGTTTCTAAAATATTGTGATACGAATGAAAATATTTTAGAGTATGCTTCCGAAGAACTTGCAATTCCTTATCGTTCTCCCGTAGATGGCAAAGTTCATAGATATTTTCCAGATGCTTATATAAAGGTCAAAGAACCAGATGGTAGTATTAAGAAATATCTGATTGAAATTAAACCCTATAAGCAAACGATGCCACCGGCAAAACCAAAAAGGCAGACCAAAGGATACATCTATGAAGCTTATGAGTATGCCAAAAACCAATCAAAGTGGGAAGCAGCAAGAGAATACTGCAAAGATAGGGGATGGATATTCAAAGTGATCACGGAACACGAATTAGGCATTTCTAAAAAATGAACCGCATCAAACCCCTGCTTAAAAACTTATACGGAACAGAAAATGCGGAGGATTTGATGTTAGAAATACTTGATGTATTAAAACAAACAACTACTTCTCCAGAGGCAGGTAATTTTTATACTTTTGTTTATAGACCGAAGACTCCTCGTGTAAGATATGATGCACATCCTCTGGTTGCCGTTACAAATGTTTATTCTTGGGGATTTAGTGGTATTAACTTTCATTGGGGGGAACAGAGACAATATACCTTTGAAGAAGTGATTGGACCCCTACATATTGTGGATAAAAATGAAGTTGGTGATTTAAGAAGAATACCTTTCGGACAAATCAAGATAAATAACTAAAAAAGATAAATGGTAAACGGATTTAACATATCAAGAAGTTTATCACCAAATGCGGAAAGAATTGCTGGATCTGCTTCTGCCAAACTTTCTTCGTCTGCGGCACCTCTTAGATATCCACAGAAGAGTATTGGTAAAAATGACGATTACCTAGAAATAGGTGTGATTGAGTATGTTGCCAATAAATCAACATTAGGGGAAGATAATCTTAAATTAAGGTCTCAAACAGAAGCAATACAACAATCCAATCAAAAAGCAAAACAAACAATACAACTACCAATACCATCAAATATTGGAGATACAAATCAGGTCAATTGGGGCGGTGAGACTTTAAATGCTCTTGAATCTTTTGGAGTAGCAAATGTAGGAAACATTCTTGCAAGTAGCAATTTAGGAAAAGGTCTTATTGATGCTCTTAAATCTATTGGAGCAACCGCAAATAATGTTGCAATCCAAGGTGGCGGTCAAGATTTAGTCACAAATTATTTTAGTGCCGAGTTAATAAATTCATTAGGTGGAAACACATCTGCGGGAGGACTTCTATCAAGAGCAACGGGTCAAGTCTTAAATCCAAATTTAGAATTACTTTTCAGCGGTGTTAATTTAAGGTCGTTCGCATTTGATTTTGATTTTGCTCCAAGAGATGAAAAAGAATCTAATATTGTTAAAGAAATTATAAGAGTCTTTAAGCAATCTATGTCTCCAAAAAGTGGAGGAACTGATGCTGGTGCCGGTCTATTCATCAAAGCACCGAATGTTTTCCTTCTAAAATATAAAAGTGGAAATCAGGACCATCCTTATCTAAACAAATTTAAACCCTGTGCTCTCACAAGTATGGGTATGAATTATACGGGTTCAGGTTCGTATGCTACTTATGCAGATAAAACTCCGGTTCATATGAAATTATCTCTTAGTTTTACCGAACTCAATCCGATTTATAATGAAGATTATAATAGTAATGTTGGTCGTCAAGCAGTAGGTTACTAATGTCATTTTTTAGAGAACTACCCGACCTAGAGTATCAATCACCTTTTTCTGATAGTAATTCCTCACAGAATTATGTAAGGGCAAAGAATCTATTTCGTCGTGTAAAACTTCGTGATGACTTACAGAATGTTTTCACTCTGTTTAATAAGTATCAGATTCCAGAAGGTGCAAGACCCGATACTGTTGCAGAAGAAGTTTATGGTAAGGCAGATTATGATTGGGTAGTTCTATTAACTGCCGGTATTGTAAATGCAAGAGATGAATGGCCTCTTTCTGATAGAGACTTATACAGATATGCCGAAAATGTTTATGGAAATGACTTAAATGCGGTTCATCACTATGAAACTACAGAAGTCAAAGATTCTAATGGAAGATTAATCCTTCCGGCCGGTAAAATTGTTGATTCAAACTTTACCATTCCAGACCCTAATATTCCTATACAAACTTTAAATCCTGTTGTTGGTATTAGTAATTATGAATACGAAACCAGAAAGAACATAGAAAAAAGAACGATATATCTACTGAGACCTGATTATCTACAACAATATTTAAATGATATGAGAAAGATTATGTATTATGATAAATCTTCTCAATATGTTGATAAGAAACTAATCCGTACCGAAAACACAAGAATCACGATGCCATAAAAAAGGGGAGAAAAATCTCCCCTTTAGTGTATTATGAATCAGTCTTCGGCAAGTTTTGCAAAATATGAGAGTGCATCATCATCGTCATCATCCTCAACAGGGCGAGTCGGTTTCAGATTATTGAGTTCACTACGCAGATCTTCTGTCAGAGAAGGAGCAGGACCACGATAGTCATCCTCATCCTCAACTTCAGAATCAACACGAGTAGACTTTCCACCAAGAACGGATTCAAGACGCTTCTTCATTTCCTCATAGGACTTGAATTGGTCAGGAGAAACAAACTCGGCAAGAGAATACTGCTTCTTCCAGATTGCTTCCATAGCATCATCATCATTCAGAAGAGCACCCTGAGAAGCAAACTCGCTAGAATCATAGTTCCTATAACCGGCAACATTCTTTGCCTTCAGTTTGAAGTTGGCACCAGTCCAGAAGTCAAACGGATCAATAGGAGTCTCATCTTCAAACTCGGGTTGCATCGCTTCCGTGAGTTTGTCAAAGATTTTCTTGCCATACTTGAACAGAAAGACTTTACCCTCGTTTTCAGGATTGGCAGGGTCTTTCACCACATAAATGTTGCTCACATAAGTCAGTTTACGCTTCTGCTTACGTGCGACTTCTTTATTGGAATCCATACCGGAGTTCCAGAGACCAGAGTTATGCTCACACACGGGGCACTTCTGATTCAGAGTAGTGAGGCAATTGTCTATCAACCATCCAGATGAACCTTGGAATGCGTGACTATAAATCTTTACAAACGGCAAGTCTTCACCATCAGGAGCAGGCAGGAAACGAATGACGGCATAACCATTTTGCGCTTTATCTACGGTCAAAGACCAAAAACGTTCATCTACAGAATTACCAGAAGAGTTCATCTTCTCAACTTCTTTAACAAGTTTTTCAGTTAAAGAACCAAGTTTAGATTGTTTTTTTAAATTTGCGAATGACATTTAGATTTTTTGGATAAATTGGATTTTGTTTTGCAACAACTTTATTATAAAAGATCTATAAAGGGATGTCAAGCCCTCGTCCATCCTTTGTGATGATTTCTTTTACCTTTAATAACAAGATGCATAGCAGAATCTGAAAGATTATTTTGTTCGCAAAAATATTTAAGATTGTTTGCTGTATGTATTCTTCCTTCTGGATCTTTCATTATCCAAGTTTTATTATCCCTTACGACTTTTCTTTCTCTTATTTGCTCCCTTTGTTCTCGTGTAAGTTTTTTACCAAGCATTCCCTTTGGAGATACTCTTCCTTTATGAGATTCGCTCATCTTTCTTCTAGTTTCTTCAGATGCCCTTCTATTTTTAGCAGAATCAGATAGTTTTTTTCTAACTTCTGGTCTTTTTGCTGGATTATTTTCGCCAAGTTTTCCTACTCTAATTTTCTCTTTAACATCATTTCTTTTTGATGGATTATCCTCACCAAATGCACGACAATAAAACTTTTCAGAAGTTTGTCTTGCTTTGTTAGCAAAGTGGGGATTTTTATCTACTTCATAAAAGTCGTGAAGAGCACATTCTGCCTCAAGTGTCTCTTCTACACTATCAAAAGTTTCTAATATTATTTTTTGGGTTGGTTTAAAAGTTTTATCTTTATAGGAACCAAAATATTTTATATCTTGTTCCGGAAGACATTTACATTCTCTTTTTCCAATATACCCTCTCCCATATTCTTCATAGGAGTAATACACATAAAAGTGCTTTTTCATTCTTCTCTAACCGGGTGACATAAGTATTTATACAAGAAAAGGGCAACAAGTGCCCCTTCCCACCCGAAAAGTGTCACCCGATCAGGCATAAGTATTTATCATCAGTCAAGGTACTTTTTGAGCGACTCAATGGTTTTTGTCATACTGCTGAAAAGAATACTCATATCAGTCTCTGGTGGAAATCCCATCAGAGCAACGGACTTTCTCAGATTCTCTTTCATCTCAATTGCCTGAGGGTCATCAGAAAGAGAAAGTCTGGTATACATAATTCTCTGCTTTTCAAGCAGTCGTGTCATCTTATCAATATGTTCCAGCTTATCTTCACGAGGCATCATACCAAAAGTTAAAATACTATTGTATATAAACTCTTGAAGTTCGTTAATTTCTTTTAATTCATCCTGAATAATATCAGAATCAAAAAAACTACTCATTTATAATGTCCCGTAAAAGTTTTTTGTACTGGAATATGTCTGTATTTAGAAAAGGTTTGTATTTCTTAATTTTTAAACTTACGGTTTCCCATATCGGGTCCAGAAGTTTCTTGTCAAACTTATTCCCGAACAGGAATATTATATCATAAATTACCAGAGTTTCAATACAAATCTTCCCGCTCAGGAATTTTTTTAGAATGGGTGGATGCCCTTTGGAGCAGTTCAGAGCATCTTCTAATTTTACTTCCGAGAACAATTCTGTTGATTGTTCCTTGAATAAGTAACTCAAACTCTGTTGTCTTTTCATCCATTCTTGGTAGTTTCTTTCTCCAGAATTGATAATTTCGCCAATCCATAAGTTTTGAGGGTTATCTGTGGATACAAAATTTGATACTAAAAAGTCCACTACTTGTTTATCGGAGTATTTACGACTTGTTTTTTCAAACCAATACTTATCCTTTCTTTTATTGAAAGAAGTCATACTGGCACGAGTCTTAGCACCGTACTTGAAGAAATCGTATTTTGGATTTGTAAAATGAGATTTTAAGGCAAGATAATGTTGATAAGTTTCAAATGGTGACATCAGATAGGCAACTTGGCTTTAGAGGTTCTCTTCATAAAATTAAGACTAATCGCATCATACTTTAGTCTTTCTTTAAGAGGTTTAGAAACTAGTTTAGTAACCGATTCTACATCAATACCGTTGATTTCACAATAATGACAAATAGCATCAATATAATTACAGTTTTCTTCCGCAACTATTTTTTCAATTTCTAAAGCAAACTTGGAAG